GCAGTGCTATGTATGTGGTTAAATCATTAAAGGGAGTGACCTATAGGATCGTAGGTAGCCCTTTTGCTTTTTTTGAGAGAGTGGCGAAATTGGTTGTGTCAATGGCGAACTAACTATGATTATTCAAATGTTAGCGTACCATATTACAGGTTCGAATCCTGTCTCTCTCACAAATCTATACGCATGGGTACTGGTGTGTAGTGCATAAAGACTGATCAACTTTATGTACACGTGTATCGCTTAGCATAAGGGCAACAAACAATGCAACAGTTTCTAATAACGTATAGCTAACGTGTTAGAACGGGACCTGAGCAAGTCTATAAACTGCTTATTTGGCCCTTTCGTCTAATGGTTAGGACAACAGGTTTTCATCCTGTAAATGGTGTGTTCGATTCATCCAGGGGCTACTAAATTAAAATTATGAGTTACGTAATAGCTATTGCGATTGTTTTCATATTCGCAGCATGTATCGAGTCAAATAAAATAAACTAAATAAATACTATGAAAAAGACAACTTATCAAACTCAGAAGAACTCTGGCGAAAAGATTCCAGAGAGAGTAAGCGAAGGGGTTATGCAGCAAACTGCAAAAGCCTATGTTAAAAAATTGACCGATAAATTCGGTCCAAAAGGTGGGTTTAGGTGTTTTTAATCTAACCCACCTCCCTTATGGGGAAAATAGTCAGGTGGCGGAACGGCTAAACGCACCGAATAGTGAAACGGAGTGGAACAAACCGCAATATAGTTGAAATACACACAAGGTCCACATGCAGGTTCGAATCCTGTCCTGACTACAAATTAAAAAACTAACTAAAAAAACTATGGAACAAAGAATTGAATTACAGAAAATTTATCTTGGGTGGCAAGAGTTTCTTGCTATGCCTGAAGGGATAAAGAAAAATCTAGCGTATTCAAAGAAGATACAAGGCGTAGGTTGTTTTGTTTCTTCTATTCTAAAAAAAGAAGATGGTACTATCCATTACTCTAACACGGAATACCGTGTCTCAAAAGGTAAAGTTTATTTTCTTAAAAAAGGTAAGAAAAGCGGATTTACTGTTGACCCAAAGGGTAAGATGAAGATTTGGTTTGGTAAGAAACTAAATGAGTTTCCAATTAATTATGAATTTTTTGAAGCTTTAAAACAAGAATGGTTTAAAATAATTTATTTTAATTATGTTACACCGGCTGTTCTTGGTAAAGTGATTGCAGGAAAGATTACTAATCCTACTGATTTAGCCAAAGCAATCTTAAAGGCTTACAGAATTCAAGGTTCTCCTGCGTTTTTCTTAAAAGCCATTAATAACCAATCAGGACACTTTAGCAAAAGTCTTTTCTTAAAAGGTATTAAGGTTGCAAAGAACTTTGACCACTTTCTTCTTTACTTTGCTGAAAACGGAGCCTATAACAGTAGTTTGTTTGACATGATAGACCAAGCAATTATTTTAGAATCTAAAATAGATTTTAACTGGTCTACAAAACGAATTGAAGAAGAACACAACAACTTTACTGCTCAACTAATGGATTTAGAATCAGACGAGTTATCTGATGAACCTCTTGAATGGCTTGAAAAGTTAAATCTTAATCTTCCAGAAAGTTGCAGACTTCTTAAATCACAAAAAGAAGTTTATAAAGAAGGAAAAATGATGCACCATTGTGTTTACACAAACTATTGGAACAGTATTGTTTCTCAATCTTTTATTGCAATTAGTGTTAATTACCAAGGATCTAATTATACTTTGGGAATTAATTACAATAAAAATTCAGCTCAAAACAGATTTGAATTTAATCAATTGTCAGGCAAATGTAACAATCCTTCGCCACAAGAGTTAAGAGATCAAATGAAAAACTGGATTGAAAGTCTAAACTCTACATCTAAAATTATTGAAGAATGGTCTACAATAACCGAAGAAGTATTACCCTATTAAACTAAAAAACTAAAAAACTAAAAACAAATTAAAAATTAATTAAAAATACCATGAGAAAAATGTTTCAACCCGAAGAAGACAAAGTGATCTTACAGAATGTATCACTTTACCCTAACAATCTTGCTTACTCTTTTGAGTTATCAGCAGAACAATTAGGAAGAAACGCAGCAGGCTGTTCTGCTCGTTATTACGCTAGATTGCGTTCAAAAGAAACTATGATTGCAGTAGCTTCGTCAAATGGCGTAGTTACTCTAAACAATCAAAAGAACGCAAGGCGTGACTTTAGTACTGATTTAACTGATCAAGATCGTCTTGAATTCGTTCAAGAGATGATCAGAAAGATGCCAAGGAATATGAAGAAAGAACTTGCTAAAATCTTATTCTCTTGAGTATGAGAACTTTCAATCTCAATTGTGCTCTGGGATTGATTATCTTTGGTATTTTGGGACTACAGGCATCTGCTTGTAGTACCCAAACTGCCAAGGTAGTCGACAGTCTCCCAAAACTTTGTATTGATCCAAAATTTGGAAAACTTACAAAGGATGACTCTACTTTTGTTTTCAACGTAATTAATCGTGAAAAGCCGATTAAACATCATATCATAAAGGTTGACAGTGGTGTAATTTTAACAATAGTTAAGAAAAATCTTGAACAGGTTTACGTAACTAGAAACGGTGCAATAGATGATTATTACGAAATAGAAAACGGAAAGGTAGTACTTTATTGTAAAGAATTTGAATAAGTTATGAGAACATTTTTATTAGTCGTACTTTATTCTCTTATGATTATGCTTATAGTCGGCATTGTAGGACTTGTAGGATGTCAAGATGAAGAAGTGCCAAAAAAAGAAAGTCATAAACTTAGTGATTTTGGCTATAAAATTGAAATTGTAACAATAGATTCTTGCGAATATGTTTTTGGACCTTGGGGAAATGGAGCAGTCTTAACCCATAAAGGTAATTGTAAAAATCCTATTCACAAAAAGTAACAGAAATTTGGCCGGATCGTCTAGTGGTTTCCATTTGGATATAAGGACGCTGGATTTTCATTCCAGAAACGGTAGGTTCGATTCCTCCTCCGGCTACTAATTAAACTAACTATGAATAAGTACATTAAACCCACAAAGAAAGTAGTTATAGACGGCAAAGTCTATACTGCTGTAAGAGAAAGGAATTACATTCCTGAACCTGAAACTAAACCCAGGAGAATTACCGATGAGTATGTTAGTCCAAAAGCTAACAATCCTATTGTTAAGACTCTTGAAGAGATTATCGAATCTAACTTGAATGATTATTTTAAATCTGTTGAGTTAGAAATTTCTGAATTAAAGAAAGAATCTCTCACCCTAATTATTAGCGGATATACCGAAAAAGGTATTGACATGTTAAAACATGCTAATCAATTAGAAACTGAAATTACCTCTGCTAAAACCAAAGCAAAGATTGATTGGATGAGTCGTATCTTAATTAGATATAACGACTTGACTAAACAAATTGTAGGCAGAGAATTCTAACGCATTTCATAGTTACCCCGTCCAGGTAGTGCTGAGGGGTAACTTAAATTTAACCCAATCTAAAAGAAATTTATGAGTATTAATAAATTAAAGTGGGCAGTAAGAATACTTTCATTAGTATTTGTATTCATTGCTGTACTCTGGGGATTTAACATTGGTTTATCCAATCCTTTTAATCCTTGGAAAGCAATTGCTTTTGCAGTTGCAGGCATTTGGTTGTTTATGTTTGCCGTAGACAATCTCTTTATTCGGTTTTTAGACAAACCAATCAATTTTACTAGAGAAGTAACAGAGTCAAAGTATTTAACAGAATACGATGATTTTGATCTTGCTTCAAAACCAGTTTTACCAGAAACTCCTCAAAAAACTAAAGTTAAAAGGGGACCTTACAAAAGAAAAAACTACTACAAAAAAAGAAAAAGTAGTTTTTATTATATTTGAAATATGAAAGGTAAATTACAATGCCAAGATAGAAATTGGTACGTTTCTTTTGAAGAGAAAGAATTAAAAGTACATCCTGTTGATTCTGCTGTATTAGATACTTTTGCTGCACATCTTTGTGAAACAGAATTAGAATTTGAAATAGTAGATGAGTTTAGTCATCCTGAATTTTATAAAGATACTCCTATTTATCAAGGACAAGTTTACGCAAAATTAGTAGACAATGATCTTATGTGGGAGATAATCTTTTATGAGTATCGTACCAGCTATCGTACTCATTATCTTACTTTGGAGAATTGGCTTAAATCTAGATTTAAAATCCCTAAAAGAATAACCTATGTCTAAAAGTTTTAAAACCCTTTTGGGAGTAACAATTATGTTGCTTTCCTATTTGTGTATTCATCAACTTGTTATTATGAATCCGCATCCTATTGTTTTTGCTGTATTAGTTACTAGTAGCATTTTTAGCGGAATATTAGGATTTATTCTTGCTGTAAAGTCTTTACAGTAACTTTACTCATGGAAACAAAAGGAAGTATGGTTGAGCATGTCAACCGTAAGTCAATGCTTATTAGACCATCAGGTCGTTCTACAGATTTTATTAGTCCTTCTTTTGGTTATGGTTGTCTCTATAACTGTTCTTATTGTTATATGAAACGCCATAAACCAGAAGGATTAACTGTTGCAACTAATATCGGGGATATTTTGACTGCTATAAACAATCATGCCATGTTCGCAGTTGTAGATAAGCCTAATCAAACTCACGAGTCATTAGTAACTTATGACATCTCTTGTAACGAAGACTTTTGTTTGCATGCGAAGTTTTATGATTGGAAACGTATCTTTGATTTCTTTAAAGATCATCCAAGGGCTATGGGTTCATTCGCAACCAAATATGTAAATAAAAATTTACTTGAGTACAACCCAGAAGGAAAGATTAGGATTAGATTTAGTCTTATGCCACAATGTTATGCGGACTATTTAGAACCTAATACTACCCCTATACTTAATCGTATGGAAGCAATAAACAGTTTTATAGAAGCCGGCTACGATGTTCATGTAAATTTTAGTCCAGTTATTTATGAAAAAAACTGGACAGATGCATACAAAGAACTCTTTATACAATTAGACCATGCAGTCAACCCTGAGTATAAAGATAGAGTTAAAGCAGAAGTTATCTTTCTAACGCATAATGAAGATAAGCATAAAAGAAATCTTATTTATGATCTTCCAGGTGAACATTTACTTTGGCGACCTGAAATACAAGAAAACAAAATATCAGAGTACGGTGGCGAAAATATCCGCTACAAACACAATCTAAAAGCTAGTTACATTGATCAGTGGACAGAACTACACGATGAGATAATCGGCTGGAATACGATTAGGTACATATTTTAAAACAAAAAAAATGAAAAATAATAAAACACACGAACAATTTAATGAGTCAAACTCAAATGAACTTGATTGGAAGTCAATTGAATCTAAATGGGATGATTGGTATGAAAAAAGCAATGGAGAAGCAGATTATGATGATGAATATGATGCCATGAAATCATTTGTAAAAGATGTTAAAGTAGAATGGTCTAAAGTTAAAAAAGAATATTTTGATTACATAGAAAGAACAAACAATGAAGGTGACTATGATGTTAAATTTGTAAAGTTCAAGTCATTTGTGAAAAATAACTTAAAATCATAACTTATTTTTTTATTACACATATTCGTTACAGATATATTCTTTAATGAAAGAACTAACACACTTGTTACGCTACCTAGTGGTTTGGATAAGTCAAAACTTGTCCATTCCATTTTGGGTAGTAGGACATGTACACTTAACTATGAACGTATATAGCGATTTAAACGAACTTCTTGCTTCAATAGGAATGAATCTTATTGTATTGACAGGATTTATAATCAGCTATATAGATGAAAGAAAAAACAAAAATTAAATTAAAATGAACAAAGAA